CAAGGTTGTAGAAAAATGGACCTGCTACTGCAGCACCCATAATGTATTTATATTATACCATAATCAAAATAAAAAGTAAACAAATTTATTTTGTTGTTATAAAAGTACCCCATCTACTATTGGTAATGGGATCATTTTCTATAAAATATTTTGTAGAAACATCCGAAAAATTATCCCATTTTTTTATTCTTTGAAAAATATTTTCACCATACAGTCTATAGTGACCATCAGGATCTTTTGTTGGATCTAAATTAATATCATCTTTAGAAGAAACCATAGGTATTGACCAACATAACTGGCCATTATATTTCAATATTCTGCACAATTCAGAAAAAGCTAGGGCATCATTATCAATATGTTCTAATATATGATGACAATATATTAAATCATATGTTTCATCAGGTCTATCAATATCTTTTAAATTAATTGAATTGCATTCATTAAATATTGATATTTCAGTAAAGTCTGGCAAATAATGTTTCGCTGGATCAATGCTAAATAATAAAATGTTTTTTGCTTCTTTGTTTATGTACTTATCATAAACATATTTTATTGATCTATGTCTATCCAGACTTTTACATTTAGTACATTCTAATTTTAGATCTTTTCTTAATTTATCATATACATATGAACATTTTTGAAATTCATTATTCCCACATATCGAACATATCTTTAACACAAATTACTTATTTCCAATATTATATTTTGGACACAATTCCCAATCATCCTTCTCTTTGAACGGAATGATTTTAATTTGCCTCATTGGTGCGATAGGTTGTGCAGCAGATTTATTATCAATGCTCAACAAACCCCAATCACTCATCAACGTTGCAATGGTATTGCGCCTAGCAATATCGTTCTCTTCTAGATTAGATTTCTTACCATCAAGCAAAAATAGTTCTTTAAAATGAACTATAAAATATCTACCTTGCTTGTGTAGGATATGGCACGACTGAAATAATTTTTTCTCTTTGCGAGATGCCACACCAATTCTTGTAAGTGTTTCTCGGATCTTTAAAAAATCGTCCGGTTCGTTTAAGGTGACTTCCAACATACTGTTGGGTGTCCATTCAATCAAGTTACTTTCTTCCACCTTTGTTCACCTTCTTATATAGTTGTTCTATTTGATCAGGTGACAGAAGGCCTAGTACTTGACGAGCTTTTAGATCATTATATCCATAGTACTCTTTTACCACATCAACGTCACCGTCGCTTTTTTTCTTTTCCCATTTGGAAAAACGTTTGCGTTTCCGAATAATATTTATAAGAAAGTCATATTGCAGACGGGAGTCAAGATGATGGTGGACATTCATCTCATTAGCGGCAAGGACAGTGTCCGGAAAATACGATAGAGATCTATTAACAACGAAACCATTATATGCTTTTTCAGTTAGGTCATCAGTAATAAGGTGTTTTTTGGTATCATTAATTGAGTTTAAAAATTCAAAGGGGCTCATTCTGTTCTCTGCTTAGTTCTCTTACGTAATTCACTAGTAGAGAATCGGTGGTCTCTTACATTAAAGTGTAGTTTAATCTCACGGCTCTTACATATATCACGACCAGTGAAGTCTTTATCCTTGTACTCTTCGCCTAGGATTCGTACGTTAATAGGATACATCTCTAGAATATCTTCTAGATCCTCTTCGGTTGAATAAGGAATAATTTCATCAACATATCGTACTGCGGCAAGTTGAGTATGTCGCTCTACAATACTTTGAATAGGTTTATTCTTATCTGGTCTATCTAAAGTGGGGTCTGTTTGTAAACCACAGATAAGATAGTCACATTGTTGCTTTGCTTCACGTAGCATCATGATGTGGCCTGAGTGCAACAGGTCAAAGGCCGATGCTGTAAATCCAATAATCATTACCAAAATCCTAAAGTTCTACCATTACCAATTATAATAAACAAACATGTAGTAATATGTAACAATACCCAGAAAGTCCGGATAATTGCTACCTTAGTATCATAAGGTTTAGTCGTTTCATCATCAAAAGAACCAATTGCATATTGCCATGTTCTCCAAAAACTTTTTATCATGTTGTATATTATAACACAAAATCACACTGAAAAACTACTTCCGCAACCACATGTTCTAACAGCATTTGGGTTGTCAATTACAAAACTACTACCCATTACCTCTTTTTTCCAATTGATAGTAGACCCTTCAAGGTATTGCATAGACATAGCATCTACAAGCAAACCTTCAACTTCCCAATCGTCATCGTTTTGGATTTCATCAAAGGTAAACCCATAGTTAAATCCAGAACAACCGCCACCTTCGATAAACAATCTAACTTTTAAATTAGGATTACCTTCCTCAGCAATAAGATCTTTGATCTTCTCACTCGCATCCGCAGTTAGTGTCAACATTTTTACCTCTGTAATCGGCCACGGCCGCTTTGATTGCATCTTCTGCAAGTATTGAACAATGGATCTTAACTGGCGGCAGAGCTAACTCACTAGCAATTTCTCTATTAGTGATTTCTGATGCTTGATCTAATGTTCTTCCCTTTACCCATTCAGTCACAAGTGAGCTTGAAGCGATCGCACTACCACAGCCATAAGTTTTAAACTTAGCGTCAGTGATAACACCATCTGCTACTTGTATCTGAAGCTTCATCACATCGCCACACGCAGGTGCGCCCACCATACCAGTACCAACATCATTACGAGTATTATCTAACTTCCCAACGTTTCTTGGGTTCTCATAGTGATCTAATACTTTTTCTGAATATGCCATTACTCTATTAACCTATCTTGAAAGTCTCTTTTTTCTTGGTACGTTCGTTCTTTATATAGTCGCCTAGGGTTGCTGCATAGTGGGCATCCTGGATTGCCACAGTCCATAGCGTGGTGTTTGTTATATCGGTGAGGTTCGTCGACTTTAAAGCCATGAGCCTCTGCAATATGCTTCTGCTTGTTGGCGTGAGTCTCGTTGTCGTGCCGACGTTTGGAATGGATGAACTTGCTTTCTTCATTTGACATCTCTCACCTTTCTAACATTACACAAAATTATTTATTATGTATGCAACCTACTATATGAATTCTATCTTCAAATGAGGCGTTTACAAATGTGTGCATTTTTCTGGTATCTATTACATAGTAATTACCATCAGCAGGTAATCTAATAACTTCATTTTCTATTACAAAGAAACATTTTTCATTTGTAATTAGTTGTATATGTATTCTTTCCGAAAGATCTCTGTGATATGAATAACAAGATTTTGCTTTTACTTTCATAACACGTGTTCTACTCATACCCAAAGTTTTCATAATTAAGTTTGTATATTCTAATTTATCATAAATTGGTAATATAAATTCACTTTCTGGATGTTTTAAATCTACCCAACTTTCAGTACCATATTCAAAATTATCACTATCTGGATGGCGTTGTAGCATTATTTGCTCTTCATATTTGGGCAAATATTTTAATTCTTTTAAAATGACATTGATATCAATCATAGAAAAAGAGAGGACTTATTTGGATGCCTCTCTACCTTCACACGGTGTACATGTATTTATTGCTCTGCTTTTTGAGCATCCAAGGCTTTACGGAACCGGTTGGCGTGTGAACGCTCTGCTTTGGCCAGAGTTTCAAACCAATCAGCAATTTCATCAAAGCCTTCATCACGTGCTTGACGTGCCATGCCAGGATACATATCGGTGTACTCATGCGTCTCACCATGAATGGCGGATTCAAGAGCTTCCTCTACGGTCTTAGCAGACATACCAGTCGCAGGATCACCTGCTCCCATCTCAATGAGATATTCCATATGACCATGAGCGTGACCAGTTTCACCCTCAGCAGTACTACGGAATAGAGCAGCAATGTCAGGAGCACCCATCACGTCAGCTTGGTTTGCAAAATACAAATAACGACGGTTGGCTTGCGATTCGCCTGCAAAGGCTTCTTTCAAACACAACTCAGTTTTGCTACCTTTCAAGTTCATAATATACTCCTTAGTTTAGAACCAGACTTTTACACCAAGAACAGAAGCGTTGTGCTTAACGCTCGTAGTAAGTTCATTCTTCAAGTAGATGTCAGCGTTAGTGCCAACAGACATTGAGAGATCAATGTCAACCTTCTCGCCTTCAAACTTTGTGGTGTTCGGGGCAGTCCAGTTATATTTAGCTTCTACGGCAACGGGGCCAACACCAGCTTCTACACCAACCATAGCGCGGTTGGTTGCGGCATTAACTTCACGCTCAACACCAACGAAAGGTGTAATCTCGGCCATAGCAGTTGCTGTGATGAGTGTTGTGGCTACAGCCAATACTGTCTTCTTCATTTATTTTCCTTTTTTAGTTTTTTTAGCTTTACTCCGATCAGCTTGTGCTTGAGCCTCACGACGTTCAGCAGCAATTTGTTTCGGAGTTTTCTTTGCGGGTTTTACAGGTTCGGCTGAAGCCTCTACTGCAGTCTTTGGGGGTTCTTCTGGACGAGATGTAGGGAAAGGCCAAGAAGCTTCAGGAGTTAAAGCAGCTAATTGCTGATCAACCTGGGCCTTTTTTGTTGCACCATCCAGTGGATGAGGACCATTATCCTCTTTTTTACCAACTAAAGCATTAGCCATAGCTTTTAATGCTTTCACAATCATAATAATCTCCTTTGATTACTCCATGATCTCGAAGTGAGGCGCATCAATAAAAGGACGCTTGCCTTGACCACGGCGGGTATCAACGTAGTCATTCATAGCTTCTTCCATCGTGCCTTCCCACTCACGAATATCACTAATATGCCATGCGGCACCCCAACGAATTGGAACATCCAGTTCTTGAGCTGCTGCCTTCATAGCGTCTGCAATCTCATCATAAACATTCAGTTCCCAGCAACCACGGCCGTTCACATATGCCATTAGGTCCACAGCCAAGCCATCAATGTGCTTGGACTTCATGGTCTTACTGGCACCCTTTGCAACCAGAGCTTCTTGCTCTTCAATGGTGCGCAGGCCTTGTGTAACGCCGAAGTCGATCTCAGTCAGTTCAATCGCACGCTTAACACATGCAACTAATCTCTCATCTACTCCATCCATTCTATCGATGGATCTCTGTGATAGGTTATATCCCATTACTCGTCCTCCTCTATTGGTTCAAAAACAATCTTGTCACCCATATCGTCGTTGAACGATAAGTTCTCATAGTTAACTTTAATCATACCCTTACGGGCTAATACTGTACCAGCAATCATCATTTTAAAAGATGAGATATAATTAATAAATTCATCTTCATTGGTGCATGCAGTACCTTCTGCTTGTAACATCATGAGAGTAAGAATAATCAATTCATCAACATGTGGATGATCATCTTTAATTTCTGTTAGGTATGCAAGATGATCTAATTCTTCTTTAGATGTATTCTTTAAAAAATGGCCTACAGCATAGTATGGATTTTCCATAAGGTTTGCTGCAAGCATACGTGTACTTGTAGAGAATCTTTTGCAGGCTACAATCTCTGCCAAGTTCACATGGTATTCTTTTAATAGTGTATCAACTTCTCTTTGACTAAACATATTACTCTCTTTATATGGTGCCGTCTGCCGGAATCGAACTGGCGACCTACGGGTTACAAATCCGTTGCTCTACCTGCTGAGCTAAGACGGCCTTTGCATATTATCTATACAAATTCAACATTCGCCATAATTTCTGTCATACAAGCCACAACATTAAGTTCATGGTCTGCAACAAAAGAATTTTTATATTGGTAATCAGCCAAGATAAGAATCATTTGTGGTAATGATTCAGGCTTTACCTTTACAGTAGCCCTATCATATACAGCTCTAAAAATAGCAGATGCATCAGTATCTATATTATTAGCAACCCATGATCTCATTTTTTTGAAATCTTTTTCCTTCAAGAGTTTAAGCAACGTATCATAGTTATCGTCGGTAAGATTTTTAGTAATACCAGAATCAATGAAACCAGTGAGAGAGTAACGCTGACATTCATTGATAACCCTACGCCAATCAGGCGCAAACTTCATGATTAAATCTGCAATTGCCATTTCCTCGTATGATACACCCTCTTCCTCAAGGATAAATTTCATACGCTTCATGAATTGTGCTGCAAGCGCAGCCATATCTTTTTTACTTGTATTGAATTCATACACACCACACCGAGAGTGTAGTGGTTCAATGATACGATTTTTAAAATTACAAGTAAGAATAAACCTACAATTATTAGAAAACTCTTCAATAAAGCCACGTAGTGCAGGCTGGGTGGATTGAGGATTTAGATAATCAGCCTCATCAAGGATTACAACTTTGTAACCACCTTGTAGAGATACTGTTGAGGCAAATTGTTTGATTTTGCCTCTAAGGGTGTCGATGTTTCCTTCCTCGGATCCATTGATAATAATATAATCAAGATCCAAAGTGTTGCAAAGAGCTCGCGCCACGGTTGTTTTACCGAGGCCAGCAGTACCGCTAAACAACATGTTAGGAATATCGCCACCATCTACTACTTTCTGAAATGTATCTTTAAGTTGTTGTGGAAGAATAGTATCTTGTATAGTTTTGGGTCTATACTTTTCGACCCATAAAAATTCATTCGCCATCGAACAAATCGCTCCATGTTCTAAGTTTATAGTGTTTCACTTTGATTCGCTCTTCCAATTCCATTTCACTCACATATCCATGACGGACACAGAGTATAATCATGCCAAGAACGTCGCCGACCTCTTCAACAAATTTTGATCTTTGTTTCTCATCGACATCGGCAGCACGTTCGGCATGTCGCATCATCTTACTGCAACGTTGGATCAATTCA